ATTGTAATTCTGTTGATACACCACCAACAACCCTTAATAAATTAACAAATACTTTCCAATATTGACCTGAACACATAACACATGACTGTATAAAAAATTTGCTTGATGCTGATTTTGGGGTCATAGTAATACTCAATCCAATAATATCTTGCCAATCAGGAAAAGTACCAGAATTAGTAATTGTTTGTACATCTGTTTTTAATGCTTGTTGAACATTTATAATCGCACCAGTAGGAGCACCAGCTCCCCAAGTTGGTGTATCGGTACCTGACTGAGTTAAAACTGTATGACCTTTCATCTTAAAGTTAGCCATGTCACTCCGAAGGTTTTGGTATGTCAGTTTTTACTTTAGCAATTGCATCTTTCCAAGTTGTCGTTCCATTTACAGAATCCCAATACTGCATGTCTAATTGGTCTTGAATGCTCGGATATGTTTTAACCCGATTATACTTGTATTCGTTATTATTAAAAACGCCTTCGGCTTCCGCCATAGCATTATTAATATCTTCTTCGGATGGTTGATTTATATTTTCATCTCTCCATATAAAATCTTCCTCTATAACGCTATAATTTGCATCAGGTGCTAATTTTTTTAATGCATAGCATAATTTATCGTGCTTGTTCATGCCTTTATTTCCATAAGAGTGAAACTGCTTACACCAACACCATAACCAGTTGAATATACCGGTCTATTATAATAGACAGAACCAGTACTTCCTTTTGCCCTATTAAAACATCTGTATGTATATGTTCCTGCTAAATTTGGTTCGTCCAAAAATGTGATGCTTACTCCTAACATACCATAATCATCCATAGTGTTAGTATAGTATCCATTATCAGAACCAAAAATCCATTCTGGATGAAGGTAAGTATTTGATGCATATGGATTATTCCCAATAACAGTCGAATCTCTTTTTATGACAAAACCCATATTATTCATTAGTCCAACATATATTTGTATATTAACTAGAACTTTATTCGACCCATTCACTGTAAAAGCATCGGCCGAAAATAATTCTACTTCTGAGCCATCGGCAATTGAATGATAAGCCTGCGATGAATTTCGTGTATGTTGAGTTTTTAATATAATACCAGCAGGAAACTCTACATTTGAGGAAATTGTTGGTTCACCTGTTCCATTTTGTGTTACAAAATTTTTTCCATTTATTTTGAAAGATGCCATATTATCCTACGATATTGAGTGTTCCTGACACCTCTGTGTCATTTGTTACTTCTAGGTCACCTATTATATTTAGATTTCCTTGTACAGTTAGATTGGGCATGGTGACTGGTCCTGCCATTATTGCAGAAGTATTTGCAACAACCGTGACATCATGGTCTAATTCATCTGAATTGTGTCTGTAATATATTGATGTTAAATTTCCCATTATCCCTGTATTTCCATTATTGTTATGTCTCCGCCATTAAATTGATAATATATCCATCTAGCACTTGAACCTGCTTTACATCTAACCTTGAAGGTGTGTTCTGCTACACTGGGTGTTGTAAATTGAAAGTTTCGTACAACGGCATATGGCATGTGATTTAAATAATCTCCTAACTTACCCATGTTATCAGTTCTCATTTCTACTTCCCATAATTGAGACTGTGAAGAAGTTAGTCCTCCATATAATTCAACAAAACCCTGCATATCATCACTTGATGGTGCTTTAAAACCTGGCATATATGAAACCATTACTAAAAATTTATTTCCGGCAGTTGCAGGAGTACAAGTTAAAGTAAACTCACCATTATCAATTGTGGAACCTGGTTCAAAGTAAGAAGTTGATTGAGAGTAAACTGAACTATCACGAGCCATGGTTTTATTATAAACTTTTATTGGCATTCCAGCAGGAAAAGTTGCATTCGATGATATTGCTCCAGATGCGACTCCTGAATTATTAGTTACACTAGAGTCAAGAGTTGCATTCTTAATATTACCTGCATTAAGATATTCTGTAGTTCCATCCGAACTTTTTATTTGGTCTACTTTTACAATGCTTACCATATTACTCTGGTTTCGTTGGCCATGTTATATTACTTAATTGTTTATACTCATTAAGTTCAGGAGTTGAAGTTGACGGTAAATCTCTCAATGCTTGTCGATAAGTTTTCCATTTTTCAGGAATTTCTTCACCTTTTTCTAAAGATTGAGTGACAATCCAATCTGTTTCGGCAAGTCGTTCATCTCTTTCTTCTCTTAATAATCTTTGTTTTTCAACTTCAATTCCTGCAAGATATAATTCATCTATTTTTTCTAAATCACCGCTTGAAATTGCTGAATGTGTAGAACCATCCCATAACATGAGTCGTCCATCGACTTCTCCAACTGATTGCTGAAGATGTTCTGCGGCCACTGCAATTTTATCTGTTGATGACCTTGCTTTATTTTTACTATAAGGGTCTATATATCTCATTTTTTTATCTCATATATAGTTAATTTTGAACGAGCCTGATGATGTCTAGCATCATCAGAACTATTATGATTCCAAATTACAAATGGTCTGTTATCTGTATCAAAATTTCTGGCACTCCATCCAATATCTACATTATGACTTCCTGCATCTAAATTTTCAAATATTTTACCAGATATCAAAATTTGAAATGTTTCATTGCCACTATTACCACCAGTATAAAGAATATCATGATATGCGGTTCCATCTGTTTCCATTGTTGTCGAACCTTCGATGTGTGCATAAATTCCACACTGGTCAGAATAGTTTTCATGACCCCACATTTGACAATGTAAAGATAAATATGATGTTTCTTTATCATATTTTTTTGTGGTGCCTACATTCCAAATTCTTCCTGTTCCATTTATGTACATGCTTGTCCTTGCACTATATACATGATGTGAAACACCTAGAATATGCCCACTTGGTAAAATACCTGCATTATTAAAAGTAAAAGTTCCACTTGACTCTGTTACGGATGTTTTTCCATCCATTCTAAATGTAGACATTATCTTTGTATCTCAAAAATTAAAACTGATGAACCTTGTTGTTGTTGTCTACTATCATCAGATGAATTTGGATTTGTTACAATCCAAGGCATATTACCACCAGCACTATTTCTTGTAGACCAAGCAAGTTCCCATGTATGTGAACCTGCACCTAAACTTTCAAATCTTTTACCAAGATTAAAACTCAATTGAGGGTCATTTACCGTGTTACTTTGTACATATCCTACATCATAATATGCAGTGCCATCGTTTGAAGTAGTGGTAGAGCCTGATATATGTGAACGAAATCCACAGACATCTGAATAATTTTCATGACCGATTAAAAGGTGATTGACAATTATATCAGTTGTTGATGCATCGTATAATTTTGTGAATGTGTATTGCCAAAATGTTCCTGATGGTCCAGAAGGAACAGTTGTTCTAGTATCAAATGTACCATATATAACATTTCTTATTGTTCCTGAAGGCCATGTTACAGTAGTAGGAAATGTAACTGTGCCACTGGATTCTGTTAGCAATGTGTTTCCACCAAATTTTAAATCTGCCATTATATTTTAACCTCTAATATTTGACACATTGAACTTGCATGTTGATTTCTTGAATCAGAAGCAAGAGAAGGATTCCATTCTAAAAAAGGGCCGCAGTTTCCAGAAGTTATTTTTTTCCAACCAAATATTACTCTATGTCTACCTGCCGGTATCTGTGAAAATTTTTTTAATGTAGCCCAAAAATAAGTTTCATTAGTTGCATTAGGTCCATAATAGGCAGTTCCTTTATATGCACCTTCATTTGTTCCTAATCCACCCTCACTTGCAATTGCATTATCCATTGTGCAATAAGCACTACAATAATCGTGCCAAGCACCATGACCAACTAATTGTGAAATTACAAAAAGATTTGAATCAGATGCACCTAGTTTTTTATCAACGAAAAAACTCCATAATTCTTGTTCCTGAATTGCAATACCTCCTCTGTCATTAACATTATCATGAAGTATAATGTATTGTGTATTTTTATAATTAGATGTTTTGATAACATGACCTGCTGGAAATTTTACACTATCAGTAAACATTGGAGTTTTTGTACTGTTTTCATTTGATATAACTGTTGTTCCATTTAATTTTAATGAAGACATATTATCCTAAAAAATTAATCGTGCCAATAATGTTAATTTCATTTGTTATATCTACAGTTTGCACAACATTTAAATGCCCATTTATGGTTAAATTATTTATTGAAACAGGTCCTATTATCATCGATGATTTTGATGATGGTATTGTTATATCATCAGTTATTGTTTCATTCATTTGAAAAAAATTTGAACCTACTGTTTTCGAGTCTATCGTATTTACTGTTAATGTACTCATATTACTCCACTTGACCAGATGAACCTGCTGAACCTGAACTTCCAGAAGAGCCCGCTGAACCTGAACTGCCTGATGAACCTGCCGGTTTTGTTGGCCATGTTACATTAATTAGTTGACCGTTTTCATCCAATTCAGGTGATGCAGTTGATGGCAAATCTCTGAGTGCCTGGCAATAATCAATCCATTCTTGACTTGGTGTTAAATCTGAACGAAATCTCCAATCTGTTTCTTGTAATTTTCGGTTTCTTTCTTGACGTAATCTTTTCATTGGTTCCGCTAATACAAGATTACGCAATTCATCTGAATCCTCAACAACAAATACATTGTTCTCAAATTTTAGTTTTTGTATGTTAGTAAAACTTGGTATATTTTGTTGTGTTTCTATTGATGTTCCAGAAGGTTTATCTGAATATCCTAGAACGTAATTATTTTCATCAACTTCTATGTACATATTTTTCTCTACATTACTGAATAGGTTCTTCGGTAAATTTTTATTAGACCATCTGCACCATACATTCCGTTGTGAATTCTTGCCTCACTTGAAGTATCCCAAACTCTATATTTAATATGTAAATTTTTTGAACCTGACCAAGATGGTAGTGTAAAAGTAATCGTTTCCCATCCATTACCTGAATTACCATCTCCCCAAGTGTATTGGAAACCACCCCCAAGATTGGCAATTGCAGAACCGTCATAATGAGGTTGGTAAAGAATAATAGGATTATTATCCTTACAACTCATTACAAAATGATACTCATAAACTACAAAAGAAGAACCTGAAACTGGTGTATAATCTACACTCGAACCAGTCAATGTTGTATAACTCGTATCTAAACCTTGAGAAACAGTGGGTGTTGTAGTGGTTTCTGTAAAACCGCACATGAAACCGGCAGGAAATTTCACATTCGTATTTTGAATAGTAACATCACTACCTGACTTACTTGCTAATGTTACTCCATCCATTACTAGATTAGCCATATTTATCCTGCTACTTCATATAGAGTTAAAGACGATACTGCTCTGGTCGCATAATCATTTGCCGCAGTATTAATTCTAAAAGTTTGACCACTTCCTCTCACCATACCTTGAAAACCATAATATGTTTTTTCTGTTGTATTAGGAGAATCCAAATGTGTAAAAGATAGCATATCGCATTTGTATTGGTTGCTAGGCACATAATATTTAAATGTTCCTGTGCCTGTAGTATTAACATATGACGATGAAGTTTCTGTTGAAACTGCTATTGGAGTACAACTTGTTCCATTGTTTATTCCATCTGGCGTGTGACCGCTTGTAAATTGAGAATTTGTATATCTTACCAATCTCGCATAAGCATCATTTGTACTACTAAAACTTACATGAATTTGTAAAAGAATATTACTTGAACTATATGTTGGAGTTATATGATGATACAAATCTGTGTCTTTCCAGGCCCAATCTGGATTTGAACCACCTACTGTATAAGTATGTGACGTTGTTAAAGTTGTTGATGTTATTTTAATTATGTGACCAGTAGGAAAAGCAACATCATTGGCAATACTTACAGTAGAACCCGTCTTGCTTATTACACTCGTTCCGTCTATGATTAAATCTGCCATATCAAATTATATTTAAAGAACCATTGGTTCCAATTGTTAATGTTGTCGTAAAAGCAAGATTACCCACGCATTGTAGATTACCTGCACAAGTTACAGATGTAAGCGTTACTGGACCTACTATCAAACCATTTTTTCCTTCATCTATTGTCAAAGCATTTAATGTTTGGTCTGAAGCATTTCCTAATACTACCGCAGTACCGGCTGTTTTATTTTCTACTTTATCTACGTGTAATGTGCTTGACATATTATTCCGGTTTAGTTGGCCATGTTACATTAATAAGTTTTAATTTATCATCGACATCAGGAGTTGCAGTCGATGGCAAATCTCTTAATGCTTTACGATAATCTTTTTGTTCTTGTGTCATTTCAACACCATCTGATGCTCTTAAAGTCCACCAATCAACTTCTGCCAATCTTCTGTCTCTTTCTTCTCGCAAAAGTTTCATTGCAAAACCATTGATTAACTCTTGTCTTTTAGTTTCAATTTCTTCATCTGTTGGTTTCTCTGTATTATTATTCGCTCCCCATGTAAACCTATCAATATGTTCTTCATATGCAAATGATTTACCTCTACATAATTCACGAATAGCATCCATTTTTAACCATAAAGGATTTGATTTCATACTCATGCCGACAACTCCCAAATATTCAAAATAGTTTCACTTCCTGAATCGGTTGTACTACCAGACTGTGGTCCTCCTAAAACATAATTATGTTGATTAGCATCACTAGCGACCCAGCAGGCAACATAAATTTTTGTACCTGCCACATGATTACCTATATCAACATCACCTCTCCAAAGCATTGGCCAATGCCAATATTGGCTTCCAGTTCCACCAACAGGACCAGTATCAGTACACCAAAAAGTTCCTAATTCATTTCTAAAATCCTGTATTCTGGTTAACAAGGTTGTATCATATCCATGTATTCTTGTATAATCGCTAAAACTTGTTGATTCTGTTGTAGCCCTCCATCCCATGGCGAAGGCTAAATCGGTGTCTCTATATGTTGTGTCTGTTCCAACCGTTGTTTGAAAATCAATGTATAAATTACTATTTTCTTGTTCAAGAATGATATAATTTTCAAAAAGTTTTAAAGCTTGATTTCCAATTGTTGTGCGAACAACTTGTCTTTTATTTGTTATTTGAATAAGACGAGCTCCTGGTACTGTAACTTCATCTCCAATACTTACAGTTCCATTACTTTCTGACATTACTGTTGTCGAACCTAATACTATGTTTGCCATATTTTTTCCTATCTAAAAACTGCACAATGCACAAATGGATGATTATAATAGTTACCTCCAGAGTCTGTTCCTCTCAAATTAAAGGTCGATACTGTGGTACTTTGTGGAATACCCCCACCTCCGTAAGTAGAACTATCATGTTGAATATATCCAGAACTTGTATTACCTCCTGTTCCAGTTGCTACAACGCAATAATGTGCATCAGGCATATTATTTTGAAAATATACCTTATACCATCCAGTATTTTCTCTTACAACTTTTAAAATATTACCACTGGCATATAATTGACAATTATTTGAACTATCAACATTTGTCCCATCAAACACACAAAATGCTCGACAAGCAAAAACTGGTAATGTAGTATTTTTTGCCATTGATGTATTTTGTAAATTCGTTGAAGATGTGTCAGGTCCAGAATATAAACCTTGACCTCCATTCACACTATTTGATAAAGTGGCAGTTCCTCCATTCTCCGTCAGTACTGTTACTCCTGGTGTTCCTAAAACTATATCGCCCATTATATTACCTGCAAAGTTTTTCCTGATGCAACTGTCAAATCACCCGAAACAGTAATTGAACGAGTCACACATAGTTGTCCGTTTACGGTCAATGATGGTAAAGATATAGGTCCTACCATCATTGCATTTTTGTCGCTTGGTATTGTTATACCTTCATTATAAGTAGGATAATTGAAATAAGTATCAGCTTCAATATTCTTAACATTTATTGCAGTATCACCTCCTATACTACCTCCAGATATTGATACACTAGATTGCTCTAACAATATATTTGAAGAATCTAATTTTGTTCCAATAATCTCCACCGAATCATTGCTTTCTAAAGTAACACTAGAATGTGCTATTCTAATATCTGTACCATTTGATGCAGTAAAATCTGTAGAA